AGTATTGTAAAGCATCATGAACATGAGAATATCTATTCTTCATTGGCTTTTCATCATATCTATCTCCTGATGTTTGTAATCTTCTGTAAAAATAACCACCATTAAAACCTTTTTTTAGATTTATACATCTATGATCTACAATAAAACCAGATTGTCCTTCTATTAATCTACCTAATGCTGTTTCTACTGATTCTATTCTAAGAGCTACATCATTACTATGTGTAGGTTTACCCATCAATCCATTTTGTCTTAGTATTTGAAATGGTGTTGTCTCATCTGTTTGAGCTCTAAAATCTCCAGCTGGATCACCATATATTTCTATATCTAAGTTTCTATAATTTTTTGCTATCTCATGCTTTAGAAGTTCACTAAATCTAGCTATACCCATATCAAAACAAACTAGCTCCTGTAATATTAACCATTTACCATTAGGTAGCTTTTGACCAAAGACTGCAGCTGGTGTCAATCCAAAATCTATTCCAATAAATACAGTCATTGGACCAGCTTCTAAATCTTCTTTTGATAAATGCATTTCTTGATTCCAGTTTGGATATACTGGTTTACCATCTTCTAGTGATCCTAGTTTATTCATTACATAAACATCTATCCAACCTTTAGTTTTACCTTTGATAATATTATTATAATAATCAGGTGTAAGATTATTTTTATTTTCACATGAAATATTTTCTTCATATCCTTCTAAAGTTCCATCTTTACTCTTTTTTTCTGTCATAGCTGATGGTTGAGTATGAAAACTCCAGTTATCAGGTTTAACTAGCATTAATGCTTCATCTCTTGATAAATGATCTGGTACTGGTACATCTCCAGCCATAATAGGCCACCAATGATCTTCTTCTGGTGCGTTTGTATCTGCAATAACTCCATACCAAGATGCACCACCATCTCTCATACTAGGAAATCTACCTACCCTCATAGTACAAGCATCTATAATTGACTTTGGTAGCTCTCTTGCTTCGTTTACCCATACTCCTGTAAGTTCTAATGATAGTAATTTTTTAACATCTTCAGGTCTATCTAATGCTAGGAAGATAACTTCTAAATCTAATTCACCTACTGTTATTCTATGTGTGTAAGGAACACTCCATTGAAATGTTCCCCATTCGTTTTCAGGAAACCAATCTAACCATGTTTTTATAGTAGTTGTTTTAAGCTGTGGATTTGTATTTCTTATAACTGCCCAACGAGATTTTCTTTTACCTTGAGCATTTTTTTTCTGTAAAAGACTTCTTCTTAATATTTCTATACAACAAGCAACAGATTTACCACTACCTACTGGACCTCTAAGTCCTCTAAAAAAATCATTTCCCTTGAGAAATGCCTTTAAGATATTGCCATCTGCTTTGTAATTGAGTTGGGCCATCTATTTTACTTTGTTTAAATGTTCTACTAGCAATTTTTCTCTGATTTTTGGGCCAAGACTTTCTATTACCTTGTCGCATTCCTTGTCCGTTATTAAACTTTCTGGAAGGAATTTTAGATGTACCATTCGTACTATCTTTCTCAGTCTTTGTCTTTCCTGATAACTTATGTTGAACAGTTGCCTGTTCTCCAGATTCACTACCTTGTCTGGATCGTCTATACTCATACAAAAACTCCTTAAATAAATTCCAATCAAGATACACCATTGGATTAGAAAAGTCTTTCTTTAATATTAAAAGATCAGCTGATCCTTTCCATTTATCTAATTGAGCAAAACCTTCCCCATTCTTTCTGGCTTTGACTTCTATGTTAGTTCCATCAAAGAGATCAGAAATCTGCACATCGTGGGGAAAGTCTTGTATAGCTCCTGAAAGAGGTTGCCTTCTAGCATTAAATCCTTCAGCTTGAAACAGTTTTACTATTTCGTTTTCTACTCTTGTGCCTTTTCTTTTAGCTTTACTTGACACTAGTAATTCATCATAGCTTTTTTCTTAGGCATCTTTTTCTTTTTAGGCATAGCAGCTTTTTTCATCTTAGATGCTTTAGCTGGTCTACCTTTCTTTGATCCATAAGTTCCTTTACCCATCGGCATTTGCAACTCCTTGTAGTTTATTTGTTAAGTTATGATTAGTTGCTCGAAGTTCTATCCTATCTTGATATGCTTTTTGCAACTTATCCATTAACACCTTGTTAATCTCTTTAATATCATTAACTTCATCTTTTAATTCGTCAACTCTTTTTACAATGCCATCTAAGTCCATATCTTTCATTTCTCCTGTATATTTGATTTTGGGTAAACTACAATCAATAAACAAAAGATATATACTTTTCAATTCACTTTTCTATACACTCAAGACTTAATCTATAATATTCATTATTCTCAAACTTAATCCAGTTATCTTTTCTCATTTGACAATATTCTTTTGACATTGGTATTTGATATACCATTTGATTACCAACATATTTCCATTCAGTGCCATCATATCCCCATAAACTAATTACTAGGATAAATGTTTTAATCACTTTTTCTTATGTCTATTAGCAAAGTTTCTGGCTGATTCAACGGATCGAAAACCCCATGCCCTAAGTGCCAGTGCCTTTCTCGTTGGGCGACCTTTTTCATCTTTCATTGGTCCTTTCATGCCAGCAAATCTGGCAGCGAATGAAACTCGCCTACCATCTGTACCTTTTTTTTGTGGTTTTTTTAAATTACTTCCTTCTTTTCTTTTGAAGTAAGCTCTACCAGCAGCATTAAGTCCACCTTTGGGATTTTGATATTTTTTTGCAACCAATTAGGTCCCCACTTTTTTCTGTGCTTTCTTATGTGCAGCACTAAACGACTTTCCAGCTCGCATTTCTTTTCTCATCATAGTCATATGCTTGGCAGAATGATGTTTAGAATGCTTTTTAAGAGTGTTTTTTTGTCGTTCTGTTAATGATTTAACCATAATATCTCCTTTCTAGCTAAATTGCCTATACTTTCGTACTTTCGCAGCGATTGATTTTGGCTGTTTAGATACTTGTTTGCCTTTTTTCTTTGCTTTTCTCTTTTCTCTAGTAGTTCTTGCATACTCGCTAGCACTAAGAGCCTTTATTGCTTTTTCTGGGAGGTATCTTTCTCCTGTTTCACTTGATTTCTTTCCAGATTTGGTACGCCATTTCTGTTTACCCCAAGCTTTAAGGCTTCTTTGACTTTTTGCGAGTGCCATTCTTCTTCTTTTTCTTTAATAATTTAAAGTCTGCTCCTGAGATTTTACCATCTCTATTCTTATCTAATTTCTTTTGATTACCTTTAAGCATTATCTGTATCCTCCTCCAGCTTTCTTGTAAGCCTTAGCTAGTGCCTGTGCTTTACGAGCTGACCATTTACCAGCAGCAGTACCATGACTAGCTTGTGCCTTGATGCGTTGAAATATTTTTTTACGCATTGTTGGTTTCGTATAGTTACCAGCTTTATTTACTGTACTTTTTTTAGCCATAATTTTTGTTGCCTAGCTAGGCGTGAGAGTAACCCTCTCGTAGTTTTCGTCTAAAGACAATTTACCTTAAATCTTTGAATTATTTTTGTCTATGCACAATTTACTTTTTTTAACCTTGTTGTGTGTACGACATCTATCACTACCTAGAGCTGTTAGTTTTTAACCCCCACTGCTAGTTTATCCAAGATCTATACTAACCTTTATATCTCCTACGTGCGTGTGTGACACCTTATCTGGTGTACGCAGTCCTACCCTGTCTAGAATATCTTTACTGGCTTCTAGCTGTACGTATTCAGACTTGGCGTTGTTGGATAATTCAACCATCTTCTTACTAGCTGTAACAGCTCCTAGTCCTATCGTCTTAGCTACACATTCCATCATGTACTTTTGTACCTTTGGGAGTCGTAGCGTACGACTAGCACTTACTCTTGCTGCTTCTGTATTATTTTTTGTTGAATATCCAGCGATTATTCCAGCTTCCTTTATGGTACAACCTGTTGTTACGATGGTATCAACTAACTTCCGTTGTTTATCTGTTAGATCGTCATTCATATCGCCTCCGTTGGATAATTGTAAACATTGATAAATTCATGTCAAGAACATTCGTCAAGTATCAACGTCACATCACTATATATTGATCACGAAACGATAATTATACCAGCCCTTGATTTTATATGTCAACCCACAAGGGGTTTCTAATAGTTCGTGGAGCCACGATCGTTCCGATCTTTCCACGAACGATTATGACATAAATAAAATCAGGTCTGGATTTGTAGTTAAATATCTTTCATTCAATATGATAATATATCCCAAGTGGGATAGAGAATGATTGATAGTAAATAGTCAACAAAGGAGTATCCAATGACTAAACAAACTAATGTAGAACTAAAACAAGCAGATAACATAGAGAACATTCGCAGTGTACAATCTGCAAAGTATGAGAATGTCTTAGAATCTTTAGAAATGAGATTCGGAGACCAACTTGTTGAGCCAGTAAGAGCTGTGAATTACTCTGACGGTACTGAGTACAATATGGGTGAAATGGATTTTACTATCCAAATGAATCAAGAGATTCCAGCACTTCAAAAGAGATTGGAGAAAGTACTCAAGTTTATCCAAATGACTGAAGATTCAATCAAAAGGATTGACGCACAGATCGGTGGTAAAGCTAAATCTTCACAGGATTTGTTTCAACAAAACTTGGAGATTCTAGCCAAGAAGCGTGAGGAACTAGAACAAAGACTAGAAACACAGCACTTCGGTCGTAATCTTATCTTAGCTGATATCAAGGCTAGGGTTGATTTCTTCAAGAAATGGATTGGCGAAGATTGGAAACCATACAATTCAAATGTTCGTCAGTCTAATATTACACCTGAGAAAAAGAAATTTCTCTGGACCAAGCAAGGTCAAAAGGTTGCTGCATTTTACAATGCAAATGCTGGTAAGATTGACAGTGCAATCGACAACAAAGATGGTACAGTTCAATCTGAAATTATACCAGCTATTGTTTACTAATTAGTATATACTATCATCTGGTGGGGTTATATTCCCCATCAGATTTCTTAAAAAAAAATCGGTCTAAGTAGACCGAAGAAAGCGAGAGCCAA